GTCAAACCTCATTTCAACAACTCTTTGATCAATTGTAGTGCTCATAGCTTAGTAACCTCCCTCCATGCTTCATTTACGATTTTATCAAAGATAGGCTGGATAGCAGGATTGATGTAATTTCGACCCTGTACCCAGCCGCCATTTCGAGTTCCATGTCCATATTGCAAAATAATTGCTATAGGAACTCCATTTTGAATATTTGAATTGTAAAAAGTGATTGAAACTGACCCGTTCTTATGTATAATCTTGTAGTGCCAAGAATTAGCAGTTTCTCCAGAGTCAATAGGGGTTGCAGACGCAAGGGCGGCTACTCCCTCTCTACCATACTTGTCAAGATCTCCAAGACGAACGACCTCTTTTGCTTTTTCCAAAAAACGTGTCAGTTTAGAGAAGTCACCCTTTTGTCTGAAACTTATCATATGGATTCTCCTTAACTCAGTTTAGTAGCATAATCAAGGCTAATCCAGCCAGCTCCAGATTTGAGCTTACCCCAGCCTTTTGTAGATCCTGTCCCTTCAGACTCGGCTACAATAGTGAAAACGCCTTTTCCGGTGTATTTTCCAGTTTTAGCGTAATTAGTTCCAGGACCTTTGCGAATATTTAAATCTGAAATAGTTACATTGACGCGATAAGGTTCGAATGTATCCGTTTGAACCGTTGTAGCATCATTAACCCCAAGCCGTTTATTGACTTCCGCCGCGATTTCAGGATGCTTGTTGTAGAGATATGTCCCGGGACAAGACTTATTAGCAAACCATCGATGAACAGTCATGTTCTGTTTATCTGGCTGACCAATTAAAGATTTATCAGCTTTCCACTTAAGTTCTGGAATACCATTTCGTTTGCAAATATCGACTAACAGTTCTATTAAAGCCTTATAAACTTTATCATTGATAGCATAAGGGTGAGTTTTATCGCTGGCACACTCTATGGTAATTGCTCGGTGATCATTAGCAGCGTTAGAAGAGCACCATGAACGGTCTTTCTCCTCTACGTACATTCCGATCCGACCGTCAGATCCAATACCATAATTAGAAGATGCCTTACGAGAAGCAGATGCGAAAATATCACCAAGAGTCTCCACTGAGCATTGTCCGACAACACAATGAATTGTGATAGTGTCAATTTTATGGTTTCTAGGGCTGGTCTTGTTTGGACTAATTTTGGTATAACTAACCAAAGGGCTATTACTCATGATTTTTCCTCCTTAGTTAAAAAATAAATAGACATGGTAAACCCCCTTTATTCGACCGACTCGTCTTCTTCAGATGAACGGTTTTGTTCGAGTTTTTTATTTAATCTCTTTTCACGTTCTTCAAAGAATGTTTCGAAAAGAGCTTTTAAGAAATATCCAATCATTACTCCGATGATGGTGTTAGCAATGGTACTAGAAAGTGATTCTGCAATTTGTTCTTTACCCATAAAAGCAAGTATGTATGATAGCTGTAAATCTATTAATGAGATAATAAGAATTACTGCAACTGCCTTTTTTGTAAAGGTTGTAAGCCACGCTTTATAGTGTTTTTGTTGTTTGTTGTTCATCGCCTCATCCCCTTGTGTTCAATTGTTTTCTACGAGCAGCATTCAAAGCAGCGTTTCTGCTCATAATTTCTTTTCTGCTTCTCTTTTTTGGAGGCTGATTTTTAATATTGCAAACTTTAATTAAAGTAAGAAGACGGTTAAGATGCCATTTTTGGCACTCAAATGGTATATTTAACGCGATCATCCAATAATAGATAAGCTCTGCCGTTATCTGTTCCCTGCTTGATTTTGCTGTTTTATCATCTGAAAAATAAGTTGCCGTCATTGGAGCTTCTATATACTTGTTAATCTCTTCAATGTTTTCATTTGTAAGATGATTGTAAACTTCTGGATCCACGTTTTGTGTGATTGTCATGCATTTTATATAATCTAAAGTTTCTTCAAAGGTTTTTTCTTGTTTTGTTAGAAATGGTTTACACCATTTGGATTCCCATTTTGAAAGAGAGACGAGGGAATGCTCCAGTTGTAATGTCTGCTCTTTTGTGGTAACGAATTCCTGTTTCCGCTCGTCCCATAGTTCAACGGCTGGTATCGTAATTTGAAGCATTCCTCAACCCTCCGATATTTTACTTAGTTATATTACCTGAATCTGCCGGAATAATACCATTCACAAACTTAGCCGCAGCATCGGCATCTGTGGCTAATTCCATGAACAGTTTAGAGTATGCCTCAGTCTGAGAAAATGCCGTCGAGATCTCATCCGATTTAATAAACCTCTTACCATCCGGGCTCTTTTCTCCATATGCTTTAAGTATCAGCTCTTTGAAAATCTTAATAATTGCCGGGGCGTCCTGAGCAGCAACAATCTTCTGAATCGTTTCAGCCAAACCACCTGCTGTACTCATTTCCATTTCCATGAGCTCAGCCTTGGAAAGATTAAAGTAGAAGTCTTCAGTACGTTCAGAACCGTTATAATCGGTATAAGTAATGGTTTTTTTTAACATGATAATTATTCTCCTTTCGAATAATAATAAAATATGGGAGCCGCCAGCCGATAATCCTGAATACGACTCCCAAAATAAGTTTAATTATGAACAATATTAGCCCGCAGCAGAGGACATCAAAGTAATGATCTCGTCAGGCAGAGGAAGTCTCGGATCGACCCCGTCGGTACCTTCAGGAGTTGACGGATCTTTACCATACAGAATTTCTTCCAAAGCTGCCAGTTTAGCAGCGTCGACCTTGGTAGAATCGATTGTGATGGAAGCAGTTGGTTTATAACCAGTCACGGAAACAGGAGTGGTGGTAACTTCCCAAGAGAAAGTGATAGCTTCTGGACTATCATTGATAGTGGAATAATCCTTCTCTGAAGGAGCTGCAAGCGCGCCATAAATGATGTGAAGCTTATAGCCGTAATCATCACCCTTAACATCGTTGCCGAGAGTGGTAACATAAGAAAGACCAAAGGGTTTACGGGACTGCTGTCCAATCATAACACCTGTTGCAACCTCGGCAGACCCATCGCACTGAGCAAATTCATCAGGATAGGTATAAGCTTCGATAGTGGCACCGAACTCCTCGGCAGACATGAGATTAAGATACTTGATATTATCAGCATATATAGGCGTTGGCTCAGCGCCGGAAGGA